AGGATGCTCATCACTAAATTTAACTACCGAATCCATCACTTCTTCATCGGCGACAACCGGCTTCAACGAGTAACAACCGATTTTGTCTGGATTGATGGACTTCTTTGCATATGCTTTATCCGATGTGCAGCAACACGGTCCGCCCATCATGAAGCAGTTCTCTTTGGTACACTCTCGGTTAGCACACGGGTCACAATAATAAACACCAGTCATGACAATGCCTCCTTAAAAATAAAAAAAGAAGAGTCGCCTTCGTTTTGAAGACAACTCCTTCCTTTGATTACAGAATCAGACCGCACGTCTCAATGGAATATGTTGTTACTTCAGTGATCCTGCACGCATTGCGATCATAATATTCGCGACGAATGATGTCGCCTCCGTCGATCATGTAACGGTTATACTCAAGCGGATCATCATACTCAGATTCTACTAGTTCCCGCATATAGGTTCTGGCAGCATCCTTTGTAGGAAATATCGCCTTGAGTGCTTTCTGTTTCACCTCGGCTACGGACTCACCATACGCCTCAAAAGTTTCATAGACTACAAAACCAGTGCTGATCTCTTTTCCAATGAATTCCATTGGAACACCTCCTTTTATGTATTCATAATACCAAGAGAATAACCCGCGGCAAAAATAAAAAAGAAGAGTCCCGATATTATGCTACTGCTAGCTAGCAGCATGAATGTCAGCCTCTCCTGTCTTCCATAACACACATAGAAAATTTCGCGAAAAAAAAGAATATTCTTTGCTTTGAACGTAGGGACTCGAACCCTAATCTTCCATAGCGATCGACTTTTCACTGCGTCCGCCGTACTCTATGCTACCACTTGCACCACGTTCAAAGCTTGGAAGGCTGTGTGGGACCAACGCAGTCCACACAGAAGGTTGGATTTCCACCAACAACATGCGTGTCTCTTACTTCCTTCCAAGAAGTATCCAGAACGGCAGAGCTCCCGTTTATTGCTGGCTTTCGCTTTCAGCACGCCCATTCCAGGGCAGAGTTACTGTCTGTTTTCCTTCCATAATACTGTTAGAAAATTTCGCGAAAAGAGAAGAGCCATCTCCGTTAAGAGATGACCCTCCGCTTTTGAATTACGCTTCCAGTATCTTTGTCAACATGTACATTGCATCGAGAAACTTTTCCCTGCTCATGCTGTCAAGTTGGAACTCTGCCACAGACACACCCAAATCTCCTTCTGGCAAGGCAGGTTTACGATAACTCAAACCGATCGTATTCAGATCCGTGCTTTCGATGTAGACGAGATAATCGTCGCCATATACGCCACGGAAGAATCTTTCACTTGCGAATTCGTCCTTGCCGTCCAGATAGAGCTGAGTAGCCTTAGTCAGAGCACACTTAAAAGCTTGCTCCAGGGAAACGCGTTCGAATGCTTCGTTACTCATAACAAAGCCTCCTTTGTTGTATTTCATAATAGGTGACGAATATTTCGCGAAAGAAAAAAGAAAAGTATCTGTAATGATCCCTTTCCAATACTTACAGCCTGGTATTATCGTGATACACTCACAGTACCCTCTAAACGACTCCATAACCACGTCCACGTGTATTGACGCTCATTATAAGCATTGACCTCATTAACCCTTCCGAGTCAGGTCTACACAATTGCACAACGTCTGTACTAGTAGATACCCTGTAGGTCTCTATTCCCTCGGGCTAGTCTCTGTTCGATGTAGAGACGACTATCAATCCGTCGATGATCGTTTTCATTTAAACTATAGCCTTCGCTTTCATAATAGATGATGAAAAAATCGCGAAAAGAAAAAGAAAAGTAAATCCGAGGTCTAATAAACATAAGCCAGCGTATGCCTACGCCTCTAAGGTAAATTAAGTGCTTCATCTATACACTCACAGTACCACGATTTACACACCTTAGTATCGATGACGATTTACTTTGCAATTGGATTTCGTGTTTTCCGATTATTGTTTTTCCTCAACTACTCCGTCTCATGATACGGGTCGTAGTCGGCCTCTCTCAACCTTCGCTGTCGACGAAGGAAGTTTACATGCCCACTAATCCTTTAAAAGGCTGTACAGGAGCCACATACCTCTGTACAGAAGACTGGCATCATGCCAGCAATGTTTCTGTCACTTGCTTCCTTTCATAATACTATTAGAAAATTTCGCGAATCTTTAATCTAGGTTAGAAATCTATCCTAGAAAAGAAAAAGAAGACTCCTTGTAAGAGCCTTCCTTTTTTATTCAGTTTTTATTACGCACATATTCGTCGTATGCGTCTTTTACTAACGGACATTCTGCACACAGATCGTGACACTTAAAAATATCCCAGTCGGTTGCCATCAAAGCAATCTCTTCTTCAATGACATCGACATGCAACTTTTTCCGTGTCGACAAATCTTGTGCATACGCATCAATTCGTGTTGTACGATACCAATGAGTATCTGACATAATAACGACCTCCTTTGTCATAATAGAGGCCGTAAATATCGCGAGAGCCAAAAACGAAGAGGGAATGCATAAAGCACGCCCTCTCCAATGAATTAATCCTTAGGCTTAAAGTTAATTGGCTGTCTGCTATCTTCATTACCCGGATGGCTCAGGCATTCATCACAAGGATCTTCCCATTCTTCAAGTTTGAAATATTTGCACTTCTTGCAGTACTGGTCATACCGTACGATTCGCAACTGTGGAACTTCTGTCATGGTGTATGGTCTCCTCACGTGAAAATATAATCTTGTTTGGAATATGTCAGAAGTTACTGGTCTTGAGTCTGGGTCTGATTCTGTTTCTGTTCGAGTGCCGAAACTCGGTTATTCAGGTCGGAAATTGCATCGGCGAGTGCATCACGAATGTCACGTCCGAATGTTCCTTGCTGAATTGCCAGAATATCCTGTTCAATAGTAGGCATCAATATCACCACCTAGTTTGTACATGAACATCCATCCTTAATCAACCTTGTCGACGAATACCTGAAGATTGCGCAAGACAACCGGAGTATTCTCCGCAGCAGAAGCATTTGCCACATACACGACCGGGCAGCATCCCATAGGCACGCCAATGACATCTTCGCCACTTACGTGCCAGAATTCGCCAGCAGCCGCAGGAGTTGCCGCAGCGATTGTCAGGGGACGAACGGCACCATCTACAAAGAAGGCTACCTGGATTTCGCCAGCAGTACCTCCTTCAGGGACGGCAATGTTCGTACTGAAGCTGACCCGATACAGTGCCTCAGAGCAAGGAGTACGAGTAATGCCACGAAGGTTGATGTTCGGAGTGAGGTTCTCATGGATAACAAGCTGCGGACAATGCGTGCAGGGACGTACATTTTGAAGGATTGCGGACTGACCATTCTGCAGAGTCTGGTCATCAACATAACCGAACTGGGTCATATTACATCAACTCCTTCAAAGTGATCACTCTCCAGATGGATAGGGATATTCACTTTCCAAATAGCAACCATATCCTCCATCGCCAACATACACTTTTTCGTTGTTTCCGAACACGAGTCTCGTGAATTGATATTGACTTCCATTCATTGTTCTAGAAAAGACTTCAACTTTAGTCAGCGGTAGAAGTGTCTCGTTGCCATCATCGTCAGTAAGGTCGAGAATGTAATGATACATATCTTGTATAATGTCATTTCCGCGATATGCTGCATCATTATACTCATCCGGATCATACCAAACTAAGAAATGCCCCTCGAACGCTTCCCCGGATGCTGCTGGCGATGCCGGATATAATTGATAATTCTGAGATCCAGATTCTTCATGAAAAACGGTTACCTGAGTGTGTTCGTTAAAATATCCTCTTGTTATTAAGTCGTCGTCTTCACTTATATATCCGTGGCCCTTGACTTTTCCTTTAAACCAACCATTTCCGCTCCAGTCGACAGTAAAACCATCAGCTCGGCTACTACAATCTGAACCAACGCCGACAACAAAAGCTCCTTGAAAACCTTCAGTATTATATGTCCCGGTTGCATGCTGATATGTCTGATTAGTAACGGTCCCTAACCCCTCTGCGTGAGAACCCAGCTTTAAAGCTCGGCAATATTCTCCCTCAGCGTGAGAAAAGTCTCCGGCAGCCAGGGAACGGCCCTCAGCATGAGAACCTAAACCAGTTGCTGCAAGGTATAAATAGACCAAATCAACATTCAAATACGAACTCGGAAGTTCAATTCCAACTTGAGATCCGTTTTTAAATTTTACTGATTTGGTGGTATCATTTGTCGCCGCAACCTCATATAAGACGGTATCGTTTGGATTTTTGCAAACAAGGCATCCAGTACGAAGGTTATTAGGTAGAGTGGTACTGCATACATACCACAAATTTCCTTGAGAACCGGTAGTGCTTGTAAATTTCACCTTATTGTTATAATCCCCATGGCCTTCTGCGTGAGAATATTTTCCAGACGCAATGCTGTTTGCACCTTGTGCGAAAGATCCCGCGCCGAGAGCACTCTGTGTACAAGTTTCACTACCGGATTCGTATTGCGGAACTTGTACACTTCCAACTCCGCTACCGCTCTCAACGGGGCTATCCCCGCCGCCTCCTGCATTGGCGTCGACGTAAGCCTTTGTTGCCAGATCGTTTGCGTTCGTTACAGGAGCGGGGTTCTCAACGGTACCAGCTGATACTGTTCCTGCATACCAACCGTTTCCTTGCCAGTCGACTGTAAAACCATTTTTACGATTGGAAGTACTGGCGCCAGTTCCGATGCCAGTAATATGAGCATACTTGTTTGACGTATCAATTACATTGAATTTTCCTTCAACATGCTGATACGTTCCTTTGGCGGTTGTGTAATAGCCCTCGGCGTGTGATGCTTTTCCAGAAGCTATGCAGTGGTCACCCTCAGCATGAACACAGAGAGCAGTAGCTGAACAGCCATCTCCTTCAGCATGAGAATAAGCACCAGAAGCGACGCAAGCTCTGCCTTCAACATGTGAACCGGTTCCACATGCGGTTCCAACGTATATTTCACATTTTTCGTTTGTTAACGCTCCAATAGTTTTATCCAATGTTGCTTTTTTTGTTCCATTGTCAATGCTTATTGCAAGAGCATGCTTTCCAAGGCCTGGACACCAAAGATGAGCATTGTTCTCATGGCATACTCCGGTGAAAGAATACACGGTGTTTCCGTCATTTCCGGTTAAATAGATTGTGTACATACTTTGAACGTTTACCGCTCCTTCGGCGTGAGAAAAATCTCCAGCCGCCAAAGTTCTGTCACCTTCCGCATGAGCACAGCTTCCGGTTGCAGCCGCATTTTGCCCCTCGGCATTAGAGTAGTCGCCAGAAGCATATGTCAAATTTCCTGCTGTCTGTACACTTCCTACTCCGCTTCCGCTTTCAACAGGGCTGTCTCCGCTTCCGCCAGCGTTAGCGTCAACGTAAGCCTTCACGCCGCCGGAAGTTACGGGGTTTGTGGAATTATCCGTTGGGGTAGAATCGAAAGTCAGGGCATCCTGCTTACGATTGACAAGAGCGACAATCTTACCCCAAAGATATGTAAGCCCAGTTTTATCAAGAAAACTATTTGCCATATTTTACCTCCTTAGCTTCCGACAATTGTATCAATCTCGGCATTGGTGATGACTGGTATAGGCAAGACTCGAACAATACCTGTTCCGTTATGCTCATAAATTGGATGATCTTCATACAGCATAATCTGATAATTACTATAAGTTCTGCCAAGATAAATATACCATTTGCCATCGGCTGTAGACGGAAGTTCCTGTGTCCATGGTGTTGAACTAGCCAGTTTGCATTTGCCATACGTGGTCGGCGTCACAACAAGATAAAAAGGCTTTTGTGATACCAGAGTTGTTCCGCAATTAAAGCTATACCGCATGTCGGCTCTCACGTGCCATTCCAAAGATCCAGCGCTAATTGATCCGCCATCTTGAATTGTCGTCGTCGTATCGTAATAATAAATCGGCATGAATGGATCAAATTCAACTTCTGTAAGCATGGCTTTGGAAGTATTTCCGTACCCGTTGCTAACATTATTTAACGGCGTAAGCGTGTTCTCGTCAGTATGGAACAGCATCTGGTATCTATACACAACACTGTCAACGGTTAGATTTCCGCTTCCTCTTGCTAGAGACGATATAACAGTTGTATCGTTGTCACCAGTCATTTTTGTTCCTTGGCTGGCAGCATTAAAATTTTGAAACGATGTAACTGTGCTGGTATACCAGTTAGTGTGTGCTGCCCTTTCAGGAACTGTATCTGGAGTATAAAGTGTGTCCGAGAACTCAATTTCGCAATTCTCGTATTCCAGCAGTTCGATCACGAATTGACGTTTATACGAAGTATTAGCCGGACTAGTGGACGACACCATATTCACGCCGAGCCAGTCGCCACAATTGTTGTTATAACCAGTCGACGATGCACAGAACAAGGCGTGATAATAGAACGGCCTATAGCTTGTATTTTGAATATAATTTCGTATATAGTATCCGCCATAGGTATTCTGCATGCCCCAAAGTTCAATTTCAGATATTTCGTTATACAAAGCGGCGTTTGATGCTGTGCCAGGAACAGTAGCTTTAACTCGCAAGACAACACGCCAAAGACCGTTGTACGTTGTACCTCTCAATTTTGCATAGAAAAACGTGGCATATCGAGAGTCATTTGCTGTGCCGATAACATCTGTATAGGTATGAGTTTCAATAGGCTCGCGACGAGCCACAGAGTCTTTTATGTTATATGTGGGCCCGTCGCCGAGCGTAATTTTACTAATGTCGGGCATGTAAATGCCTCCTTAATTAGGTATCCGGCTGTACTGTAATAGTTGCCTGAGTACCAGTGAACGTCGGCTGAGATACAGAACCGGTAGGGGTACCAGATACGCTGACAGAAACGTCGTTACCTGTAAATGTGGGCTGGGAAACACTGCCTTCCGGAGTGAATTTGCCGCTGGATGTGAGAGAGCTACCTGTGAATTTAAGCTGCACACCAGTACCAGTAAATGTAGGCTGAGATACAGTACCTGCAGGGGTACCAGACACACTGAGATCTCCTTCGTCACCAGAGAAGTCCAGATGCGCGCCAGTGCCGGTGAACGTCAGCCGAGTAGATGTTGCACTCTTAATGCCGGTTGCAATTGTCTGACTTTCGAAGGTCGGGAGTGTAACTGCTGTCGGCTTGTTTGCGGTGAAACTACCGGCAGTCCAATCGAGAGTGAGATTTTCGTTTGCGACACTCATAGATAGCGTAGGGAGAGTGCAAGCAGCAGCAGAACCAGCTGTGACAGATCCTCCGCCTGTCGCAGAAGTAGCAACATATTTAGATACAGAGTTAGGGGTAACTGTAATAATCGGAGTGTTGATAGATCCGGCAGGAGTGTAATTGGCCGTTCCGGTACCGGTAGAAATAGATCCAGCAGGCGTAAATTTACCAGTTGACGTAAGCGCAGAACCACTAAACGTCGGCTGAGATACGGTTCCTCCAGGAGTGTAGTTCTTCGTTCCGGTGCCAGTACTGATTGTTCCAGCAGGGGTACCTGTGACGCTGACATTGCCCTCAGTACCGGTAAAAGAAGGTTTGGAAACAGTGCCCGTAGCAGTAACCGAACCGGTTGACGTGAGAGCGTTTCCAGTAAACGTAGGTTTGGAAACAGTGCCAGCAGGCTTGTAACTGGCAGATGCTGTATCGGCGTATGCCAGCGCTCCAAGATTGGTTGTGTCGCCAATTTCGTGCCACTTATTATCGGAAGTGGAATAAATAAATTCCCCATTTCCATAAATAGCAATGCCACCGTTTACTGCAGCAACATCTTTGGTGCCGATCTTAATTGTTGCTGTCGTCGCACCATCTGTCAGCGCTGTGGTTGTAATGCCGAGGAAAGAAGTGCCACTAGCAATAAATTCTCGTGCAGTTGCGTCCTTAATGTCATAAGTTACACCACTAGGGAGTGTAATTTTGCTGATTTCAGCCATTTAAAGCATCTGCCTTTCTTAATTTCGATTGAACGTAAGTATTTCGCCGTTCACATCGTAGTTTAGTTTAGCGTTCCAGAAATTCTTTTCATCCTGGGTAACATGAATATTTTGATCCTCAATGTGCTTTCGAAGAAGTTCTTTGACCTCGTCAACAGCTGCCTCTCCGATAAATGGGAGATCAACCAAGCACACAGAACCATCTCCGATTTTTATCTTTCCGGTATCAGTATACAAGCATATTTCTCCGTTTTTCGGAACATACATGGGAGTTCCAGCCCATCCGGATTCAGTATTCTCGGAAACAATATTGAGATCAACACTCGTTTTGTCTCCGATAAGTACTACACCGTTTATACTCGGTTTGTTCTTTAGTTTCTCATAGTCTGTTGTTCCGGTGTAAGACGTTGACAATTCTATTTTATGGCTCTGAGCTCCTTGGAATTCTATTTTATGGCTCTGAGCTCCTTGGAGAACGATGTTAAATTTATCCATCCGGATCACTCCTCATTCGATGCAAATGTTACTTCCGGAGTCAGGATAAATTCGCCGACAGTCGTTTGCTTAATCTCATCTCCAAGAACGAGTTCAATGTCAAATACGTATTTTCCAACGCTAAGATTATCAGTATCGATTGCCTGAATGACAAACCTGTATGAACCATCGTCGAGTGTTTCAATGGTTCCGTTTCCTAATCGTTTCTGAAACAAAAAATTCTTATCGTGATAACTACGTTTAACAGTAAAATATATTTCATCAAATTCTATGGCTGATTTGCCACCAGCTTGGTCGATTACTGTAAACTGAATCGGTCGAATATCACCGCGAGGCATTGAAATTGTCACAATGCTCATCACCCCAATCTTGTATCCAAGTCCCAGAACGATTAAAACACGTTCAGCTATGTTGCTCTTTCTATGCTATAAGTTCATCAACTTTTGCAGAAAGCGCTTGAAATTCATCCCAGGTAGAAACCTTATACTCATCGCTTTCAGGTTTTATCCAAATTTTATTCGTCGATTAATTAAGAAGTGCCAACAGCTGACGAAGCTGAGCAGCAGTCATAGTAACTGCATTATGTCCCTCATACAAAGTGAGAGACGGTTTCTCGTTAGCGATCTGGCTTGCACCAGGGAGGTACGTGATTTTGAATGCATGAACAGCTGGGGCATTTACTATTGCAACCAAATTAACTTTTTGCAGGTCGACTGACGTAGTAAATGAGTATTTAAATTGTTGAGTCGTTTGGACAACACCGCCATAACTCATGCTAGTTTCACCAGTCTTTGCCGGTGTGGTGGTAACAGTATATTGGCTACCAGCAACGACACTGCCAGCAGTTTGTTCGATTGTTATTGTTGATCCAGCGACTGCATACAAATCAAAATTCAGGCTGATCTGTTGATTAGCCTCTGTTGTAGCGTACGTTTTAGAGAACGATGCAGTTAGATACTTATCAACAATAGTGTTGACATCTTCAGTAGTTGCTGCACTTTTGGAATCTTCGTGGCACTGCTCAATGCCATCAGCGATAGCTTCTCTTACTTCAACACCATAAACAGCAGTTCTTATGGCGGCAACATCACGTGTGATGGCTTCATCTCTTTCACTAGCCATCAACACACCTCCTTATCTTCTCCCAAAGAACTGATTAGCCATCTGGGAATAATGCTAAATTCTGACCTGGCTAGGGATGTCAATTCATCAAACACCTCTAGCCAGGGCTTGCTGAGCGCTATGCAAAACGCTCGAATAACGCAATCGGGAACCTGCTTCTTGGTAGGGTTGGGATTGACTTTAATCCACATTACTTCTTAGGTTCTACCAGATACCTGCTCATAATGTAGCCATAGCTCTTGATCTCAACCTTTGCCCAAGTGCCGTCGTTCTCGACAACGTCCACAGTGGCACCTTCATTAATCTTCATGAGAACCTTAGAAGACTTTGTAGGCTTGCTGCGAACATTCACCGAAGTGTCGTCAGGCACATCGACAATAGCCATACCTTTGGTCACCATCGAAACCACCTCATTTTGAATTGTTGGCGTGGTCTGAACGGACTGATCGCCATAAGCTACGCCCTTGAGATAGCCATAGCAATGCCAGGTGTTCAGCTTAGTCTTCACAACACCGGTACGAGTTCCCTGGGCCTCAATTACTTCACCATTTCCGATGTATAGTCCGACATGGTAGTAATCCCAGCCATCAGAACGAGTCTTGTCGACTTTACGCTTGAATACAGCAACACCAGGCTCAAGAGCAGTACCATTGATTTCTCCGACCTTAGTGCAGTACTTACGATACATGGTGTTGGATCCGTGATACATATAGCCACCGAGCTGATTAAATGCCCAACTAAAAAGACCGGAACAATCAGCTACGTGATGCCCGATCCATTGAGCGCCGTATTTCTTTGTCATCTCATCGGTAGCTGCTTTTTGCTTGGCTTCAGTCCAAAGCTGTCCAGCACCGTTTGCGATATAACCCCAGTGATTATCCAGAGCATACTTGAACTTTGCAATGAGATCTGCGGTTGTAATCATTCAGATCACCTCTTACCCGTTATTGCTTTCAGTAAAAGGTACGTCAGGATAATCGCTCCAAGGCTTATCATAACCCATAGCTCGCTTGCTGTCACTTGCACCCTCCGTTGTCGGATCAATGATTACGCCAAACAGACCAAGGAGAGTCAGAACCTGGTTTACAATGTTCAGGACATACTCCTGAGAGAATTCAGGAATAATTCCGAGCATATCACAGAGAGTGTAGACAAAGCTGACAATCAGAGCGATAAACGACATGAGCCAGACCTTATTCTTGATACGTACTTTCCAATTGATCTTCATATTACTCAACTCCTTACAGTCGACCAGCTAAGAATTTGGTAAGTTCTTCATGAGCTTCCTTAAACTGATCGCCGCCATTTTGAGAAGTTATAACGAGAAGCGCTTTACAGATCGCCACCAGTCCTTCCTTTGTGTCCATCTGTGACTGTTGGTTGCTTGCAATTAGCTTCTCATGGTTGTCCAATCGAGCATTGTCCTTACTGAGCTTCTTCTCGATGTCCTGGAATCTCGGTTCAAGGTTCTCAAGGACTTTCTTACTGACACGTTCTGCCAAATCAGGTTCCCTTGCTTCCTTGGCACGCCGTCTGCGTTCTACTTCATTACGAATGGAGTCGTACACCTTGTACAAAACCATGAACAAAACGCAGATACCTACAATGCCATAGACTGTAACCCATAATACCTGCGGTGTGAGGCCCTGAATCTCGGGCATTAGGATCACCTCAACTTTCTTAATCTTATAGAGATCCGTCTCTAAACGTTACCTTGGCGACCCCGTCTCCGCTCAATGTCAGGATGTTGTCACCTCGAACGGTCGGGTTGGGGAAATTAAATGTTTGACCGACTTGTGTAAGGGTGACAGAGGTGCCTCGGAACGTAGCTGTAAGAGAAGCATTCTCGCCAAGACTTACCACAATAAGTGATACCTTGAACGGGTAATCGTCTGCAGGAATAGAGATCTCGGTGTTGCCTGTAATCGTCAGCTCCTGCAGAATGTCCCAGTCCATGTCTGTCTCGAAGTTGAAAGTATCCCAAATGGTCTTATCGATACCTCGAGTTAAGATTGAGTACTTAAATGGGGAAACCTGATAGTCGATAGCCACCTTACTGTTGGCAGGATCAGACTTCCATGCGTTTAGTGTAAATCGGCCCTCATAGTAATAACCCGGATCATCATCCGCAAGACACATATAAAGTCTTTTGCCATGCAGATAAGATGCTATCTTTCTGTAGATGGTCATCCAATATTCATGCCCATTGTCGACAATGAACTCAAAGGAACCGGTACGATCGCTAAAAGTGACATTGCCTGTCAAATAGGTCGTCATATCTATAGCGCCGTTCCTTCCGGGGACCTCAACGAAGTTCAGTGCCGGCTTGGGCATGGACATGGTTGGACGCGAGGCAGGAATCAGGTGCCAGTCGGTCCATGTGTTCTGCCCGACGAGCGAACCTGTATCCAAGTCGTCCAAAGTCGTGGCAAACGTTATAGAATGGTACAAAACAACTGCCTCCTGTCTCGGTCATTTTGAATTATTCTGCAGGCTCCTCAGGTTCAGGTTCGGATTCTGCTTCAGGAGCTGGTGCCGGAGCTGCCTGACGAGCCTTAAGCACATTGATCGACTGGTTCAGCATGCTGAGCGCTTGCATAATGTATGCACCGCTATTCCCCTGTGAACCAGGAATCTTTGCGACGTTATCTCGAGCAATCTCGAGAGCGTCAAGAATTGTAATAGTATTATCGCCCATGTTGTTCCTCCTTGTCACTTCTTAGACGGAAGTCCATAATAAGTATGCGTCGAACCGCCATAGCGCCATACTCGTTTCTGACCGGTTGCAATGCTAGCGCCACCTGTTGGAGCAACATACAGATTAACTGCAGAGCCATTGTTGTAAGTACTATAGCCAGTAAGACAAGTATGATCTAGCTTCTTTGCAGCGTCTATACAATCATTCCAACCTTCGTTGTACTTAGCAGATTCGGCGTCAGATTTGCCCTGGTTGTAAGGAATGTTACCTAAAGCGGTTACAGTTAACCTAGTGCCGCCACCAGCATATATTTCATATGTCAAAGCACCTGGTGTATTTTCTTTAGTCGTCCACGATGGCGTGTTGTGAGTTAATGTTATCGACTTTTTTGTGCTATTAGCAGAATTACTAACAGTATACGTCGCACCGCTCCATGACTCAGAAAGAGTAACAGCTGCTTTTGCTGATTTTATACCATCAGTTTTGCCTTGATTGTACGGCAGGTTACCTAGTATGATGGCCTGAGCACGATGACCACCACCGGCATCAGCATACACCGTACACGATCCTGGGTTACCTTCGCTTATACCATCCCACGAAGGTGTTGGAATAGTTACAGTTATCGAGGCGGTCTCATTAGTTCCAGATGTTACAGTGTACTTAGCAGAAAGAGTTGAATCTTCACCGACTTTTCCCCAGGCCGGAGTTAGTTTACCAGCCGCCGACACACCGGCCTTATATGTTTCAGTGTCGGCGATATTAAAATTTATGGGGCCAGTTCCGATAAACGATGCAATCTTAGTGCCGTCAACCGTGAAATCATATAGATCTGTGTTGACAGATACAGGTACATCTTGGCCTTCTGGAGTTACCGTGGTTATAATCTTATCAGCAACAACGACATTTGCTGCAAGTTTATCAGCTGTGATCCTGCCAGCCAACAAATTGTTAACTGTTACCTCAAGTGCCTCAAGACGTCCAACTGTAGCATAGTCACCGAGATCAACTTTAGAAGCTTTGATCTTTACTTCAAACTCATCAGTGTTGATTTTAGTGACCATGATTCCGCCATCAAGATTGCCTTCATCATAGAAACCAAAACTGCGAGTTTCACCAGAAGGTCCAACTTCTTTTCGGACAACTTCCATATCGTCGAACTCTACCGTTTTGCCAGTAGCGTCCATTTTGACTTTTCCGTTACCGAAGTCGAAGGTCTGATTTTCAGAGTCATAAGAGAACATGCCGCCATCTAAGTTAAGGCTATCACCAAGAAGATCTGTGACATACTCCTTAACGTGAACACCATACTTTGGCTCTGCCGTTACAGTTTTATCTGAACCATTAAGTGCTTGCCGAGTTCTTAAAGCCATTTTCTTGAGTTCGGCAGCTTTTGGGTTCATATTCCACGGTGGTTTGAGGTTACCATCATCATCAGTGATGTTAGCAAGCCATGTTAGACCTTCATTGGTGTTGGTGATAATCTCGGCCTTATCACGACCAACACCACAATCGTCAACCAAATATGATTCAACATTCTTTCGCCATTTCTGTTGCTCTGCTTGAATATTCGGATACAAACCAGATTGAACAGCAATCTCAGGATTGTTAAGGAATGCTGGATCCTTAAGCAGACTTAGGAACTCACGTCGAAGCGTTGGGTTTTTGTTGAACTTAAGTTTTATGTCTTTGGCGGAGTACTTGTGACCCTGGTCATCATGGAAAAGAAATGCCAGTGCATCATCAAGTTGAATATCTTCACCGAATTCAGTCTTCTTGATATACTGATTATCAGCTTGAGCAGCATCTTTCTGCTGTTGGGTTGGCGGGGGAGTACCGCCACCGCCTCCACCGCCACCTGTTATACCATTACCAGAACCTTTCTTGCCTCCGGAGTTCTTATTGGCAACACCATAAGTAGCATTGAGAAGGTTATTCGGGGATCCGATCTTGTACTTTGTCTTCCACGGGTTATACAGATCATAGTCAATAGAGATAATTGTAAGAGTTCTTTCACCGATAGACGGGTGAACGACTTTTACTTCATCGCCGACTAGTAGTGGGGAAGACTGTTCAGGATCGATGTTAGCGATGTCTAGAGCAGTGATGTCATAAGATGTAACCGACCCAAGGAAATTATTCTTGATCCAGTCAGTAGCATATGAGAAAAGCTTGTCACAATTGTCAGCGTTCTCGAATGTTACAGGCTTGTAGATCATGCCAAAATTGGTAATGGCATTCTGGTAATCTTCCTTGGTGTGGTATCCCTTGCTGAGCTCCGAATCTGAGAAGATCCCAAGATTCGCAATCTCAGGAACGAGAATGTAATTAACCTTGGCATGGCCAGCAGACACCGAGGGCCAATATTCATTAATGAAAAGGTCTTTATTGTTCTGCTTGCCAATTGGGATGACTGCAGTAAAGATGTTATCAAGTTCGTTCGACCCGCTGAAGTCAATAAGGTTGTTTGCGACCTCAATACGCTGCCTGGACTCGTCATAAGGCCTGAAATACAGATCAAGCCAGTCAAGGTAGATATGAGTTTCGTCAACATATCGAGTTCGCCAATAACCGCCGAATGTGTTTAGCACATCTTCAATGCGATCCATGGTGGAGTTCCAACTGGAGCTGCCAAACTTCTGTTTAGCCTGTTCGGCAGCAGGAATGATCTTCTGTTCATCCCGGATGTCAGAGGAGTAATGATTTGGGTATTCACCGAGATGGAACTTGTGGTCGTCATCGCCACACATGGAATTGTGTTTGGTGATAAGGCGCTGAAGATACGTGTGAACCGTAATAGTTTCACGGTTCTTTTCTTCAGTACCATCCTGGGGAGTGTCCATGAGGAACGCAAAGTCACCTTCACAGTGAACCTGTTTGCGTCCCATCATGTCCACATCAACCGTGAGTACTCGTCCTCTGAAAATTGTTTCACCGGCGAATACAACACGCATAAGGGTTTTCATTTGAAGTAGGGCATCATAGTATGGATGATCTACATCCATAGCGAACTCCAGCGATGGAGCTTTGCCCATTTCAGCCTTAACCTTTGGATCGATCAGGTTGTGATCAGTCATACTCAAAGGAACAGACTGCAAAAGGGTGGACGTCGATACGACGGAGCCACCCATTTTGAAATTTTTGATGTAGATTTCAACTATAGCCATTTGTTACCTCACGGACGATTGGGTACGGCATTACGCCGTGCTGCAAACGTGCCTCTACGTCCAAGAAGATTGTCCATGTCGCCAGCAATTCCACCGACAAGCGGACCGGAATTAAGAACGATCTTGATGTTGCTGATAGCAGTACCAAGTTCGCTAACCTGTGTCTGAAGAGCAGATATAGCACTGGTTACTGGAGTTAGATCAACCGGATTAGAGACAGTGACTTCGAGAGTGCTGGGGAGATTAAGACTTACGTTACCGGAATTGAAGTTGGTAATGTCGGATTCAAGTTGATGTGTATCAAGCACCGGAGAAATCGTCGGTGAGAAGTCAATTCCTGATGTGAAAGCAGCATTAATTGCATCAATCAAAGTCGAAATCGAGCCAAGAACAACTTCCTGACTGTTCGTGATGCCAGCAGCAATACCATTAGCAATGATCTCACCAGATCCTTCGAAGGTATTAATTCCGGAAGTTAAAGATGCGAGGTTCGACAGACCTGTGGTAAGAGACGCGAAACCGGTGAGTGCGCCCATGCTAATTGAACCGCTATCAGCAAAAGCCTTAGACATGCTCGTAGCAAAAGTTGCAACTTTAGTCGCAAGTCCAACATCCGGATCATTAAGCCAATCAAACAACTGAGCCAGACGATTTACATACCAACCAACTTCGAAAATCTGACCGGTTTCAATACTACCCATAGTGAGTTTGCTTGCAGTATTAACAAGCATGTTTACAGCGCCAAGAGCTCCGGTAACCATTTCAACATCAAACGTTCCAAGACCATCGCCACCGTTAAGTTTTGTTGAAAATTCTCTAAGTGCAGTACCTAACGTACCGATATCCTCAGACAAGGAGCCTAATGTCTGAGCATGACCTTCGATCAATTCCTTGAGTCCATCGACCTTCTCCTGAGGGAGCTTACCTTGGATAGTAAGCAACTGTTTAAGGACAGACAATGCATCTCGCACTTTTGTAGTGTACTGGAAGCCGACTGAGTTTTCACCTTCGCCAGTTTCAGGAACACCGTTTATATCGTTAGAGAATCGCACAAGACCTTTACCGAGCTCACCGAGTTCACTACCGATGTCATCAAGTCCTTTAACGTGACCTTGAATCCTCTGCACAAGACCTTCGATTTTTTGTCCTTCAGGAATTGTGCCTTCTATTTTGATTAATTCTTCAAGGACTGACAGAGCATCTTTAACCTTCTCCGAGTACTGGAAGCCAGTTGATTTCTGATTTTTGCCTTTACTGTTCTTGGCTTCTTGAACAGGAAGACCGTTAATCTGTGTAGAGAAAGTATTGAGACCTTTGCCAAGTTTCTCAATCTCACGACCAAATTCATCGAGGCCCTTAACGTGACCTTCGAGGAACTGGGTTGCACCACCGACTTTGGGCATTTTAACAGCCATATCAGCCAGCTTGCTGAGATTGTCGATAGCATTCGTAAAGCTATTAACTTTTGTGTCGTCGATCTTTCCGTTTTCATCAACAAAGTTAACCACATTAGCAAAGGTAGAAAGTGAATTGCCAAGAGCCTCGATGTCTCTGGCAAAGGTTGAAAGAGTAGACTCAGTGATCTGATTATCAGGAAGAACCGTAAATACGTCAATAATATCTTGACTGAGCTTCTGATCAATCTCCGTCAAAGCGTCCAGAGCTTTGAGACCAACACTATAGTCACCATCTTTGGTCATCGTTGCAAAGGAGTTAAGGGCCTTGCCAAGAGCTTCGATGCAGGTAGCGAATTCGCCAAGAACTGAAGCATCAACGCCAGCTTTGTCGAACACTTCAGCAACAGCGAGCTTGTCTTCAGTCAGGTTGTGGTTGAGCGTGCCAAGAGCAGTGAGAGAGGTAGTTACTTTCTCGACTGAATATGCGTTCATACCAGTGCAAGCTTCACCAAAAGCAGTTAACGCTCCGCCAAGAGCTGCGAGTTCAGCACCAAATACACCGAGACGACCTTCACTGGGCATATTATTGGGAATGTGGAGTCCGCCATTTCCATCTTCGCCAGTAATTGCCTGGCAAATAGCCTCAAGCATGCCGATACCTGCCGAGATTGTTTTCGAATCCGTCGGATTCTCGACACCATTAAGGTTCTGAGCAGCACTAGCATAAATAGCAATGGCACCACCCAAAGTACTCATCTTGCCGGAAAGGCTTGTGAGCGGGAGCATGGCAAGCGTACGAATATTCTTTGCCTGATCGAACAAACGCTCCAAGAACTTCAGTGCGTTGTTCTGATCCGGAGCTGGAACGTCCGAAGTTAACTGAGTGAACAGCGAGATGCCAGCGCCAAGAAGAGTAAGCTTATTCGGCACATTGCCAAGGTTGATGTTTGCAATACCAGGAAGAACCGTCTTAAGATTGAGCAATGCGTCATACACATTGGACGACTTAAGATCGGGAATCATAGAATCATTATTGAAGAAACCAGAAAGACCTGCTCTAAGATTGTTCAACTGAATGCTGAACGAATCAATAGCATTTCGATACTGTGTGAAATCGCCAAGACGCTTAATGGTTTCGAACAGGGTTTCAATCTTATCCTTGACATCGTTGATTGAGTCCTTGCCAATGCCTGAGAAAGCAGAGACGAAGGACTTAACATCACCACCAACGCTAGACAGTTTCTCGAAGAACAGTGCTATGCCTTCGCCAAGAGAATCCATGATCATCGGTGCAACAAGTGCAATGACAGCAGACAAAGCAGCCACAGCAATACCAAGAATGGCAATACCTTTAAGAGCCTGAGGAAGGCTGAGCATAGAAAGTGCAGGCAATGCCTTGCCAACAGCGGCTACCATTAATGCCATACCGCCAAAGAAAGCGCCTGCCAGTTCCCAGCTGACATTGAGTGAACTGAGTATACCGATAGCCGCAGCAGCAATGACAATAACAAGTGATATAGATTTAAATACCTTACTTACATTATTGAGCTGATTATCATTTAGTTTCGACACTTGCTTGATCAGATAGCTTATGGACGCAATCATCAGCACAATTGAACCGACACCAACCAGAGCTTTGCCAAACGGCATATTGCCGAGCATGACCGCAACTAGCGCGAGGGCAGCAATTGTACCAACAAGACCAGCTACTTTTGATGCTTTATCAACATCCTTAGTATAATTTAGGAACCATCCTAGAGCCAAGAGTATTGCACCTATGGCAATGATACCTTGAGCAGCATTGCCAACGTCCATCTTACCGAGCATTTTGATCGGGATTACAAGGAGCAGGATTGACGCTGCCAAACCGACAAGACCTTTAACGCCGGTAAACTGATTTGAGCCAGCCATCTTTGCAAATAGTCCAAGCATGAACATTATTGGAATAAGCCTGCTAATACCAGACCATGCTTCACCGGCATCCATCTTGCCGAGCAAGAAAACGACACCAGTAAGGATACCTATGGCAATAGACAAACCGATCATACCTTTGACCTGAACGCCGTTAGCCATCTGCGCAACGACAACAAGTGTGGCAGCGATTACAACCAGCTTAAACACAGAGTCTGTAAGAGGAGACCATTCGATAGACATAAGCTGGGTCATAACCATGACGATAATTGCCACAGAACCAGCCAGTGTAATGAAAGCGAAACCATTGCCAGCGAAAGCCTTTGCAAGGCCAGCGGCAATCAACAATGTGCCAAGAATACCAACAAGTACGATTGCTGGCTCTTTGACCTCCTCAAGCTTAACTCCACGAAGTTTGTTCAGCGCATCAACCATGACCCAAACAGATCCAGCGATCATCAACAACTGAGCACCAAAGCCGCCAAGATCGCGGGTGATGTTTTTGCTCTTATTAATATTTGTAGTAGTGGTGTTGAAAGAATCGGTAAAAGTTGCAAAGTTTTCAAACATTCCCTTAAAGCCTTTTTCTTTGAAACCTTCACCTATGGCTTTAATGCCAGCGCCGACACTGCCAATGCCATTTCCGAAACCGATAACGCCTTCCTGGAGAAATTTGAGATTCTTTGAAGCTTTACCAAGACCTTTACCGAATGCTCCTATACCTTTGCCGATGTTCTTAACACTGCCGGCCCACTTAATGCTGGCCCAAATTTTAAGGAAGTCCATTACATGAGAAAATGTTTTTTCCCAATCGAACCCAACAAAGAAATTCTTAATTTGCTCGAATTTCTCTTTAACAGCAGGCAATGTAGTGGTCGTAAGAGTGGTGAAAAAGGTCTTAATCTTCTCGAAGACGCTCGTAAAGCTGGCTTTGATTGCACCGACAACTGTCTGACCATCATCGTCTGGAACAATAGCTTCGACAATGGCTTCCTCAATCTTCTCTTTTGTCTCAGGAGAAGCGATGGTCTGAGTAATCATTTCACCGATTTCTTCAGGAGCATCTTCGGCCTTGGCACTACTAGACAGACCACCGAGAAGCCAACCGACAATCGATTCGAAGAGATTTAAACCCTTCCCAAGCAAAGACTTAAGTTTAGCTTTAGCCGTCTCAATATATCCTGGAAGTTTGTCTGTAAAGCTATCAAAAGTGGCTTTCATTGAAGTCCAAATCTGTTCTGCTTTCTCTTTACCGAAGTATTTTGAAAGAAGTTGAGGGACCTTCTTAAGGAAGGACAAGCTCTTGAGAAGGTTCTTGATTTTGGACTTGAGATTCGTGTATTCGCCGGTCGCTATAGATGTAACCAGTGTCGCCAGCATATCCACGAATGCCTTAATCGATGTCTTAGCGTTCTCGATGTACGTCGGGAGATTAGTACTAAAGTTTTTAACAAAGTTCTTAATTGACGTCCAGAGCGTTGTCGCAATTTCTGCAATTTTAGTCTTGATCTTGATTAATATAAGATCAATTGTTGGCTTAAAGACTTCGTACAGGGTAGTTGCTGCAGTTGTCACGATAGTTTTAGCTTTAGCAAGATAGCCCGGGAGCTTAGTACCGAAGCTGATCATAGTAGCTTTAAGATATGTGAGCAGCTGAGTCATGTAGACTTTAAGCTTCGGCTTGATTGTGTTAAGTGCATTGGCTAATGCGGGTTTAAGGCTATTTGTCGTCTTATTAACGAAGCTCTTTACAGTAGTCTTAACCGTAGCAATATACTCTGGGAGTTTTGCGATAAGATCAGTAACCGAACTTTTGATTGTTGCCCAAACGGACGAAGCAATCGTCTTTGCCAAAGGCCAAAACTTCGTAACAACCTTCGCGATGATTGGACCCACTGCAGCTATTGTCTTATCAATCCAGCCCTTTACGGTCTTCTTAGCCGTAGCTACGTAACCTGGGAGTTTAGCGCTGAGATCTGTAACGAACTTCTCAAAAGATGTCCAAACAGACTTAGCTGTCTGTTTCACAAGTGGCCAAATCTTTGCCTTAAACTTCGCAACGACTGGAGTAAGTGCGGTTGTTATCTTAGTAAGCCAAGCTGCACCTTGAGCTTTAATCGTGGTAATATAGCTAGGAATCTTAGTGCTAATGCTTGTGACGATAGAGGTAATAGAAGCCCATATGGACTTCGCCGTAGCTTTGACATTTTTCTTAAGATTCTCGACTTTTCCCGTGAATGCAAACTCAATGGCGCTCGCAACCAAATTAGCCGTCGATGTTACTTTATCTTTAGCGTTCTTGATGTAATCGGGGAGTTTCTCTGTGAAATTAAGGAAATATTGTTTAACAGTATTCCAGATTGTAGTGGCTTTCTCAACACCGAGATATTTACTAAGTGTTGGCACAACTTTATCGAATAGTTTGAAATTGTCGACAAATGCTTTTGCTTTTACTTTGAGATTTGCCACTTCGCCAGTCAATGCTGTAGTAAGCATGCTTTTGAATAAATCAAACGCAGAGCTTACATTGGCTGAGATCTCCTCGATCTTCGCCGGGATTGTGGTCGAAAGATTAGAAAACCACTCTTTCACTGAAGTCCACAGAGACTTAAGCTTATCAACACTGATGTATTTTGAAATAGTTGGCCATAGTGACTTGAAAAGCCATGTGCTCTTGATAAATTCCTTAACATTGTTGATGAGTGTATTAAAACCTTCACCTGAAGGAATATCCTCAAACAATGCAAACACATTTGAGACTGCTGATGTTATGGAATCACTGTCATAGAAAGCCGCAAAGAGCTTAGTCATCCAACCAATTACTTTCGGGAATATATCTGCAAACCAACCGAAAATGTCAAGATTGTCGTAAGCCCAACCAATAATCTTAGCGAGGACTTTAATGAGTTCTACTGAGAACTTATTAATAGTCTGCGTGAATGGGATAAACGATGCAGCAGTTTCGCTAAAGAACTTGCCAATGGCATTCGATTTCGTCGCTCTAACTACATCACCACTAAAGAGTTCTGCAATATAGCTAACGAGAGCTAACAATGCATGGAATGTTGGTTCAATCTGGCCAAGCATCGAGCCGATAAAATGAGTGACACCACTGAACACCTGAGCAGTAAGCAAACCTAAGTGGTATATAGCTTCGACGATGCTTCTTATCTGATCGAATCTGCTTTCAGACATTCCATTCGGTATCTCAGTGAAGAATGCCTTAACGCCATTCACAAATTCCTGAGCTCTCTTAGTGAGCTGTGCAAGCAATTCGCCAAGGTACTGGTAAAGGTATTCAGGTTTAGTCTCATACTCCTCCAAGTTAAACGGCTTGATGAAGTTGCCAACGAAATCTCTAAATGCACCTTCAAAGAGTTTACCAAGCCCGTCAAGAGCATCGAGCAAACCGAAAGCACCCTTAAACAGCGTTTCATCATCAGGAGTTTCCGTTTCACCTAGGATCATGGACCAAAGTGAATCACGACCACCGGAAATATTCCACCATTCGAGAATGCCATTACGAAGATCCATCAAAGGCTTGAGTGCATCTTCAACCTTATTACACATGCCTGAGAACACGGCCATGGCTTCAGACATCCGGCCAAAGATATGCTCATAGGTTTTCATCCAACCAGTGCTCAGCATATCTTTAATAGCATTTAAGGCATCAGTAAATGTAATGCAACGCTGGGCTGCTCTATACGCCTTTTCTCCAATACCCTGAGTGTTGTCGCCAAAGGTTTTAAATACTTTTTCCATGACGGCTTTATTGAACCACTTATACTGGAGGGTTTCGGCAAAATTGTCTAAGTTTACTTCTTTATTACCTTTTTTGGTGTAAAGTTTGTTGCCCTTTTTAACTAATGTGCCTACGGCAACAGCAGCGTCAAGTGCCTCTTTTCGGAAAGCCCGAATGTCCATGCCTGCATTTTGAATGGATTTATAGTCTATCTTCAACATATAACCAGCGGACATAGCCTGGCTAACATTGTACATAGCACGAGAAGCTGCTGTAGCGTCTTGTCCAGCTAAAGCTGCCCAGTTGGCAATACCTTCCATCTCAACTTCAGCATCTGCAAGATGGACACCAACTGTTGTGAATTTACTGATATTCTTAGCCATGTCAGCAAAGTCATAGCTTGTCTCATCAGCATAATCCATCAAGTCGCCCATAATGGAATAAATGCCAGATTCACCAAGATCCTCTTCAATGGCATTTGTGATTGTCTGAACAGACTTCAACAACCCCTGGTATTTATCGGAAAAACCTCTTTGCGCCTGAACAACGGTAAGGCTCTTTCCGAATTGTTCGACTGAGCGGAGTGCCCCGGTCCATGCTTTATGAATCTTTTTAGCAACTTCAGTTCCAATGTTACCAATGCCAGCGAAATTGTCAGTCAATTTCTGGATGTTGGCCGCCATGCTGGAAAGTACATCAGAGGATTTGGCGAAGCTTTCCATCTGCTTAGAAGCATCATCGAAGTTCAACATCTTCTTGAAGTCTTCCAAGGTCTTCTGACTTTTCTGTATATTTTTGTCAAAGTCTTTACTATCGAATTGCATCTCAACAATCCGACTATCGATGACGTCAGCCATTTACTTCGCCACCTCCTTTGTTACATGCTTAGCGATTTCCTCGAAGATCGGTGCTATAGCTGGGGTTACGAAATCTCGGCCTTTAACATAATGGCCATTTCGTGTGCCGTGTCCTCTAACAAGCAGCTTGACAATATTATCACCATTGGATGCAGTATTGTCGTTAATCCACATCAGATTCACACGATCCCCAGATTCACTTTTCTCGATTACATATCTCCAACTGGCAGCAGTTTTACCTGTTCGTACGGGGGTTGCTGCCTGAAGTGCATCAACGCCCATCTGACCATACTTGTCGAGTTTCTTTAGAAACGACTTACGTTTTAGATCTGCGAGGTAAGATTCAGTTTTCTTAAAGTTACCTTTATGGCGCACGCTGATGAGAGGCATATTATCACCTACCACGTCGTTTACGTCTTGCAGCATGTTGAGCTCTATAGTACGCAGCCGATTCAGCTCTTGAGCGTTTCTTCGGAGGTGCGTTCAGCTCGCCAACTGCCTTGATTAGAATCATCAATCTAGACAGGTGCCATTTTTCACATTCAAACGGAATATTAAGGACAACCATCCATGAATATATTCGTTCCGATGTAAGCACCTTATAGTCTTGTTTTTTATCCTTATCTTCGCGAAACCACGTGGCTGTCTTTTCATCGGTTATATATTGCTGAACAGCGCGTACATTTTCGTCGCTCACGCAAGCATACAAATTCTCATCAACACCAGAATTTAGTGTCATGCATCGAATATAGTCGATTGTTTGCTCATGCGTGAGCTGCGTTCCGATGAAGGGAACCTTCCATTTTGATTCCCATTTGCTTATAGAGATGAGACTGTGCTCAAGCTGGATAGTACGACTTTTAGCCGTAATGAATTTGTTAGTCTGCTCGTCAAATAAAACTACACCAGACTCATCAGTTCCCTTGATATGAAGCTGGAGCACAGTCGTCACCTCCGATTACTTATTTTGCAGTGGTTTCCACATTATTTTCAGAGTCAGCGAGCTTCAACTGAGCATCGCGAATTCCTGCTTCGACCTTGCCGCGAATATTGGTAGGCAGCATTCCGGTGAGGAACGCAGCAATACGATTCTCATTCTCAAGAAGCTCAGTCATGAGATTGTCACAAGCTTCAGTAAGCAGGAATGCTTCACCGAGCTTACGACCCTTGGAATCTTTCTTGAAGAACAGGGCGCCATCGTCGCTGCGCTCGCCATAGCTTTCGGTAATGAACATCGTAAGCAGGTCAAGCAGCTTGGTGGAATCCTTGTCCTCCTGGATCCGCTTCAGGTAGCTCTCAAGACCGCCAGGGATCTTGTTGTTCATCAGACCAAACTCGGTCTGGTTCATGCTAAAGTAGAAATCTTTGGTGTGCTCTTCGCCATCAAAGTCGTGATACGTAAGGGTCTTCCTAATCATGTTCATTCTCCTTTCATTGTAAAAAGAAAAGGGAGTGCTCATTAATCTGGGCACTCCCTAAAAAATTACTTAATCAGAGCAAGCAGTTCATCCGGCATAGGGAGATAAGCTTCCTCTTCATCAGAGCCATAAAGGGCATTCTCAAGAATGGTCAACTTCTCAGCAGGCACCTTACTGGCATCGATCTCAAGACTGGATGTGGCCTTATGACCAGTGACATTTACCGGAACGCTGTCATAGTCGAAGCTCATCGGCTCGGTGTCAGGACTATCGTTGATAGTCTCATAGCTCTTCTCAGAAGCAGCGGCAGTGCAGTTGTAGACCACGTGCAGCTTGTAGGAATGATACGGGTTGCTGGATTCACCAATTTCAGAACGATAGCAGAAACAGAAAGGATCCTTTGTCTGCTGACCAATTCTAACACCGACGGCCAGTTCATTTTCGCCGATGCAGGAATCAAATGCATCCGGATAGTCATAGCATTCAATAGTACCGCCAAGCTTCTCAGTACCACGGATGCTGGCATAGAGAATGTTATCGGCATACAGATCGTTTGCGTCACCGCCATCAGGAGATTCGGAAACACTGGAAAGGCCTGTCCAGGCAGTACCGAGCCACTTTTTCTTTTCCTTATCGAACTTGTAGACAACGCCCTTGCTTACACCAAGAGCATACTTGTGGGTACCAACCTCGTCCCAAGTAAGTTTAGACATATGCATGTCCTCCTCAATAATAGATTGTATAGGTATAGTGATGCAGATTATCTGCCTCATAAGGATTTCCATCAAAAGAACACCACGGAAAATCGGCCAGCCAATCAATAGCAGAACTGTCAGGAGCCCAAGTGATGTAAATCAACCTGTAAGCCCAGAACTTAAGGTAAGTCTTATTGTCGGCTGAAGTTTTCCGAAGGTTTTTTCTTTCGTAAATGAGGCATGGGTAATTAATTTGGAGTGATTCCGGAGGCTGATTGTAGACATAGATCGGCTGACCATCGTCAGATCCAATGTCTGACATTGGAGTCCATACCCAGCCGGTATTGGTCGTGGCGACTGTTCCGTGTTCACCAAGCAGCTTCAGGAGATACTCATGAAACTCAATTCGCCGTTCGCCCATTGTATCTACCTCCGAGAGTTAAAACGAGACGGGGGTAAAGGACCTCCACATTGGAGACTTTCCAAGCTACCCCCATCCATTTCACATATCGAATGGCAAAGAAATGCTCTCGAGCAAACGGGTCTGCGACAATGCTGATTTCGTTGTTTATCACAACGTTATCATTGATGCCTTCTCCGGGTTCAAGTCTGCGAATGGTTCGATTCACGTCACCATAATAAGTACGCTCGACAGGTTCCTGTGCAGAACCCCATACGCCAGGATGTGTGTCGGATTCGTTGTTAACAACGTAACCGACTTTTCCACAAAACCTTGCCATTTTGAATTACTCCTTAGGCGACGTCTTCTTCGAGCACCAGAGCGCTGAACGGACGAGTGTTGGAACCAGAGCAACGGGTTTCCAGCAGGCTCTCCAGGGTGTTGAAGTTGATGTCGAAGTCAGTGAAGTGGGTGATTTCGCCACCCTTGTTGCAGCCCAGGTAATAGTTGTTCAGGTTGACGACCATACCAAGCAGGTTCTTCTTCTTGGTGGCGCCTTCGACCGTGACAGAGCGCTGCTTGCCTTCGAACTGTTCAACAGTGATGATGCTGCCAACGTTAAGGGCAGAACGCAGTTCTTCAACAGTGTTGTAAATACGACGACCGTTCATGTCACGAGCAAGCAGCATCTTGTTGAGAGCATGAGGAGTAATGTACAGATCGCCCTGGCCAAGGTTCTTGGCATCTTCACGGCCATACAGGAGTTCCTGAATGAATGCTTCAGCATAGACGAAGCCTTCGCCGAAGTAAGCGCCGGTGTTGGTACCCTGGAGCTGCTCCTTGATGGCGGCAAAGTCAACAGTGCGGTGAATGGTGTAGAGTTCATCGTCAGTCCAGACAGGACGAATCTTGGTAGGATCGATACGATACTGATCACCATCATCACGGCCATCGCCAAGCAGGATAGCGGTTGCCAGTTCTTCGTTGAGCATCATCTTGTCGATGTTGTACTGGTACTGCACAACGTCGAAGTCGGTGATATCCAGAACATCATCACGATGCAGGCTGGAGCGAACGTACACAGTCTGGGCATCGGTGGTACGATAGAGCACAGAATAATCCCCAGTCAGGACTTTCCTGTCGCCCTTCTGCTTATAACCCTTTGCACGCAGGTTCTCGATGTTCCGAATGTCGGTGAAACGAGTACGGATACGGGTCATCGGGCTCTTATGGACCTTCTGCAGGACCTTGGAGATCCATCCCTGGTCGTCGGTAAGCATCTCAGGAGCGCCGCCCTTGAGATCCTTGTATTCCGGAAGCAGGAAAGTGGTGCTGGCAGTGTCAAAGCCATGTTCCAGGCCTTTCTCTTCGCAGTAGGCTGCGATAGCTCCCTTAAGGGTGCCGATGGCAGGGTTTTTGGCGTTCTTCACGATAGCCATCTCATCAGCATGGCTAATGTAGTTTTCTTCAGGGGTAGTTTCGGTATCGAAGACGTTGTGCTTCACTTCGGATTCCTCCTCATCATTGTCGTCATCATCGGATGACTCTTCGTCGTCGCTATCTTTCTGGATAGCAGTCTCGAGCAGGGCCTTAATTACAACCTTCTGCTCATCGGTAAATGTCTTCATGACATCCTCAACGGTTCGTCCTTCAGACTTTTCAGGAGCTTCTTTTTCCTGCTTGTCCTCGTCATCTTCTTTGTCCGAGTCGTCTGCATGGTAAAGTTCACCCTCAAGGCCCGAATAGAAACAACCCTGAGTTCTGTCTTCAACAACCAGACCATCATCGTTGTGAGCGACGAAAGAGTCGATTGTCGCACCAGGATTAGCACCAGCAAGAACAAGGCTCACCTCACGGATGATGCCGTGCATAACTCTGCCAGACTGTTCCTGAAGCTTGTTTGCGAAAATGCTAAGAGCGGAAATATCGCCATGCAGCACAAGCTGCTTTGCGTTCTGGCCGCTCTCAGTGTCATTAAATTTGGCATAAGCGAACACGCCATCTTCTCTGTTCTCAAGGTCTGCATGACCCAGAACATTGGTAGGATCGTTATGCTGATGGTTCCAGACGAGCGGGACACGCTTACCGTCATCGTCTGCGAACGCATTTTTCATGATGGTACGGCCGTCAGAGCAACGGATGTTGTTCCTTGTGGCGTAACCACAGAAATCGTAGTCTTTCATTTTGATTACTCCTCCTGACTGCTAGACAAATCTGTCAGTCCGTTTGTCGGAACGTGCGGTTGCTCGGTCCCAGTAGGCTCGCTCAGGTTCTTATTCCTGAGAATGTCAGCGTTAGGATCCTTGCTAGGAAGCATTCCGATTGCCTGTCTGATTTCATTACTCGTAGCAATCTCACCACGAATGAGTTTGTCGGACAGATCAGCCAATTCACTAGTTGTGACCATCTTCAACGGATCGGTGAAGAACATAATTGCCTGGTGGTCATCATTGCGGGCTTCTTCAGTGAGAAACTTACGAGACATCTCATCTGTAAGTGCCGCAAGAATTGGTTCGATGATTCGAATCCTGTAGTTCTGCATAGTTCGTTCATCTGCAGAACCGTCAAGAACCCCCTGTGTTATGCCCATCTGGCTAAACAGGAGGTTCGTCAGGTATTCGATTGTCTTCATGAGATTATTCTCAACCGGTCGGTTAAGTTGAGTAATTCGTTCAGTACCGTCTGTATAGGCAATGCCGTATTTTCCTTCACTTAACTGCCGTTCGATGTCATTGCGTCGTAGTTCGGCCTGCTGACGTCTTGCCTCGGTCTTGATGACGTACGGAAGTTGGACGATCATATCCAATCTTCCACTACTGGCGCTCTCGTCAACCGCGTCCAGAAGACTCAGTTTCCTTGAGAGTCTGGACATTGTGCTGCTCGGTTCATTCATTACGGCGTACATCGGATTCTCGACAATAGCAGTTGTCTCTTTTGGAACCAGGATCTCCTGGTGTTCACCAAGACGCTCATTATAAATGCTGACCTTAACCGCATTCGGATACCAGCGCACAACGCGTCCAGTTCGAATGGTATAGATCTTAAAGTTCTTAGAGTCTTTCGGTTCATCGTCAGTGTCGATCGGAACTAGCGCGACACAACCTTCATCAAGCATGCTTTGAACGGCATCCTGGATGAAAGCACGACCGGTCTGATCCAAATTAGCAGATAGTGTGAGACAATTGTGTAGTCCAGAGTTGACAACGCCAGTGTATCGGCCGTCATCATCTGTCCTGGCGTGGATGATCCTATTGCGGGCCACGTCAATTGCAATCTTGTTGCATACAGATGTTCTAATGGTCCGATCGTTGCCTCTTGTAAATCGCATTCGATCAGGTCTAGCCCCATAGCCGATGCCAACCTGTGTGTACGGCACCGTGGGGTCCTTATTGTTGAACACGTTCCAGGCATGCCGGACTCTATCTAGGAAGCTCATAGGCAATCTCCTCACTCAAATGCGTCTCGATTTAGTTTGTAAGCAACGTAAGCATCCATGAGGGCAGCAACAGCATCAATCTTCTGATCTGCACGCTTTTTGATCAGCTTACGGTTACCGTTCGTATCAACACTAACCATGCAGTTGCCCATTGCGAATTCCATAAGAGATTCGTCAAAGAGCAACATTCTTTCGCCGGCCAGTTTCTTTAATTCACCAAGAGGGACTGACTCGGTTTTGGCGCCCTGAATAACTTTCTCAATGCCAAAAGGCCCGTTTTCACTTTCCCAACGAGCCACGAAATCTTTAGCGTTGTACGGGTCGTAGCCGACACACTCTACGGTGTATTCTTGCTCGACAATGAAATTGTCTAGGTCTGCATAAACAGTCATCATATCGAGAACTGTTCCAGGCATGACCATAAGACTGCCCTCATTGATGAATTCCATGTATTTCACGCTCATTGCAGGACTAAGGCGATCAAATGTGAGCTGAGAAATATAATCTCGAGTCTTAACACCGAAAGCACCATTACCCAGCGGGAACAGAAACGTGAAAGCACAGAAGTCGTCACCCAAACTAAGGTCACAACCCATCGAACAGGACATCTTCCAATACGATTTGGGCATATGACGCAGAGTTTCTTCGTAGGTGAAGAAGTATGTGAAGCCTTCCATCGGGAGATTGAATCGTTTAGCAAGAATATCGTTTCGTGCAGAAGGCGATTTCTCAGCAATTTCAACGTCTCGCTGATAGGTTTCGTAGGTTACCGTTGCTCCGAGGTTAGGATTGGCCTTAATCCACAATTCAGGATGGCCAACTTCCTTCTCGCTATCAAGTTTGTAATACCATATTCGTCTGTAAGGCGCCTGAATGTCTCCATGAAGCACCTTAAGCAGGTCCATTTTGATGTCATCGCCAATTGCGTTTCGAACGGTGCCCTCAGAGCTGATCGCAACGATCAAACTGTCAGGGGTTTTAGCACAACTTTGGCGAGCTGCCTGAAGAACGTTATCTCTAACGTCGCAACTGAGCCATTCGTCGATTGTGATGATCTTTGTTCGAATGGACTGAAGTCGATCAACGCGCATAGGAATCGTTTCAATGTAACTGTTTGTCAGAGACATCTCGATTCCACGCTTACTGGAATACAGTTTCGGACGATTAGCCTTGCTGCCGGTCGTGTTATGGAGGTTTCCTTCAGTAAGGAACTTGAAGAGCGGTCCTTTAGCCCTGGTAATAGCAACTCGGAACGGTGAAAGTGTTTCATCAGCCTGGTCTGTTGTGTATGCAACAGCAACCTGGTGGGTTGAAGTAGTATCAACGACCAAGAAGTAGGCTTGGACAAGGGTTGCAAACAGTGTCTTTGCGGCGCTTCGAGGAATGATCAGGTACAGTTCATTGCACAATCTTCGCTTGATGAATCGTTTAACGTACGAGACATCACCATTTGGCATAGGAACTGGTACGTCTTGCTCCTCGAAGTAGAACCAGGCAAAGATACTCTCTGCCCAAAGCTTGAATGTGGGAAGCAGATGCAGATCAGCACCGTCTGTGAGGGTCATTTCATCTTCACAGAATGCAATAAAACCATCGATAGCTTTGTCATCATAGTAGTATTTCGGATCTGCAATCAGATCGTCTATACGATGCATCTCAAGCTCGATGGTTTCACAGATTGGTATTTCACCAGCCATCACACTGGCTCTGAATTGGCCATAGTAAATCGGTATTGCCGTGTTCGATAACATCAGATCACCTGAGCATCTTTTCTACAACGCTCTCTGAGAGATTTAATGCTGCCGCGATCTGCTTGATGCTATAACCATAATTCAGCATATTACGTGCTGCAGTAACACGAGAACTTGAAGCGGCAACATCGCTAGCACTCTTGCGAGCTGCTTCCTCTCTACGGCGAGCTTCTTCTACCGCCTTCTCCGCTGCCTCTTTATTCTTGGCAGTTTCGGCTTTGCGTTCGGCCGCTTCACGTCGTTTGGTTTCCGCGGCTGCTTCTTTTTCAGCTTTCGCTATCTGTTTCGCTTCAGCACGGGTCTTACTGTCATTCTCAGCCTGAGTCTTCCAAGCCTTATTCTTCGCTTGAGCCTCAGCATTTTGAATTTTCTTCTCTTCAGCTGCTTTGGCATCTGCTGCTCGCTTCTCAGCAGCCTTCTTATCGGCCTCTTTCTTCTCTGCAGCGGCCTTACGATCCTCTTCAGCCTTAGCTTCAGCAGCTTTCTTGGCTTCTTCGCGTTTCTCGTCAGCAGCTTTCTTCTCAGCATCCTGTCGTGCTTTCTCTTCTTCTGCCTTCTTAGCCTTCTCACGGCGTTCAGCATTCTCTATATTGGAGAATACCTTATTTCGGTTCTCGGCGATCTGGCCAGCCTTAGAGAAAGCATCCTGGATCTTGGTTAATTCATCGGAGTTGAGGGAGAACAGGTCAACGTCTCTGTACTTGCCGAGATCGATCGCTTCTTTCTCGTCAAGCTTTTCACCGAGTTTGTTAACCATTTTCTGGGTGAGAGTACTAAGTGTCTGCTTAGCAAGATTTTCAGCAGCTTCGGAAAGCAACTTAGAAGCCTTCTGACGAAGCGGAGACATGCCGCGTTCGGACTGTTCTCTGATTAGCTGGTCAAGCTGCTTTTCTTTATTCAGCCGGTTGATTCGAGCCTGAAGTTCGTCATCTGTCAGATTACGAATGTTCTTGCGTTCCAGTTCAGCAGCCTCTTTGAGGGCTTTACGCTCGATCTTGTTCTGCTCGCGTTTGGTCGCTCTTGCCTTACGACGTTCTTCTCTTCTTTCGGCTCGAGCTTTGCGCCGTTCAGATTTGGCCGAATCACCGTCAGATGATCCAGAGTCTCCAGATTCACCGTCATCTTTCTTTTTCTTTCGGCCTAAACCAATACCATAATGGATTCGGCCGAGAGGGGTGTAGGTTCCGTCTTCATATTGGTACTGGCGCTTTCCGTGTTCCATACCTTTAACACCGTGGTGTTCAAGGTGGTCATCACTTTCATCCGGAAGAAGATCATCAAAGATGACATAAAGAGCATTACGCTGCTCCTCGGTCAAACCATCGAGGAATGCTTTAAAGTTTGTCTCTGAATCAGCATGAACCATGGTTTCTGGTTCCTGATAATTCTTATACACCGTATCCAGAAACTTCATGAGCTTATACTTGCCACGTTCAGCTTTGCGCTGGTATGCAAGTGACTTGGTGTTCAGCTTATAGTACTTCTTAAGGAGCTTGGTTCGATCCGCATCAGACATATGAGACTTACCTTTGAGCATACGGGTCTCATCTTTGTCGAGCTCTTTTTTTATCTCTGCGGCTTTTGAAGTATGCTTGCTGGCATTACTCGTATTCTTCGTGATAGTAGACTCAAGTCGATCATACCGTCGATTCTCGCCAACTCCGTAGTGCTCACGACCAAGTGGAGTCAGTGAGCCATCGGGATTTTGATAAAGCCTTACGCCATTCTTGGATCCTTTTGTGCGGTAATGCATCAGGTAATGGCCTGACTGCTCGTTGGAAACAAGTAGCATACTCATGGGCCTGTTCCCTCCACAATTTCGTTTATTTCGGTATCGCTGATTGGTATACAGCAATCCTTATCCTCGTCTTGATCGTCGTCATGATCATCAGCGTAGTCGACGGACTCAGCAGCCACGTTGACGCGCCACTCAAGTTCACTGAGGTTACGATTCAGGCTGTCATTAACTGCAGAAGAAACAGGAGGATCAAAGAGTTGCTTGACCTTCTTGCCAACATAGGTCTGAACCGTGTTGATTGTATCGACGTTCATATCGCCGAGGAATTCCTGCCAGGACTCGGATTCGCCTGTGATATGAAATCCAGTCTTAGGACCTACACCAAGCTGTGTGGCGATAGCCAGGACCGAGTTGGTGTAAAGAATTAGCTCATTGTCGAAGTCCGTATTGTCGGAACCGACATTACAGGCGATCCGAACTGTTTCAAGGATACTTTCGCTCATATCGGTCTTTTACTCCTTCCATGGGCATGTGTCGTTGGGTCTACGTATAATTGGATCTCTGGGAATTCGATCCTTGTTGCCGTAGTGAATTGCTTGATGGACATCGTAGGAACAGCAAACAAGATTGTCGAGGTCTCTTAGCAAGTCAGTTCCGTACTGTATGTCAAGTCTTGTGATCGGGTTAATGTGGTGAATGTAAATAGCGCCGCGGATAAAGTATCCGTCGACGCCTAATTCACAGCCATTGTCTCGCTCTATTACCTTGTCTCTGATCCGTTTCCACTCTGGAGTAGCATAGAACCTTTGGGCCAGGTAACGCATGTATCCAAGGGTGTCTTCTGCGATGTTTCCATTGAGGGCCAAATACTCGAAGCGCTCATCAAAAGTCTTCAACTTGATGAGCTCAGTATAGGATTTAAGCTCCGGGGATGAATTCATCATCGTCAGCACCCCCGTTATCATAGCCACTATACTTCTGCATAGCTCGCATAGCCTGGGTGTAAAGTTCCTCAACTCGTGCCTGAGATGCGAGAACTTCTGTCTTGGCTGCCATGAGCTCTTTCTGCTTCTCCATGATCTCACGTTCGATTTTTTCTCTTGTGGTAGCGAGCTTGAGGTAGTGGAGAATGATGGAATTTGATGCAGTTCCTTCAATCAACTGCTTCTTAGCAGCGTCGACAGCCAGGGAAATTAGCTGGTTTTCTTCAGCCTCAGGTGTTAGACAGGATCGAGGCATCACTGGAGTCGTCTGAGACTCCGCACTTTGAGCTGTTTTCATCGTACATCGTCTCTCTTTCTTTTTATCCAATGGTACTTGAAGGAATCGGTAGTGTCGTTCAACGACTGGGAAAGGAGGAGGGCACATGAGAACCCGTGAAAACCAATCGTTGGCAGACATTTTGAAAAGTTTTGTCTGTTTTTAGCGGTAAAACCCATTCGGCTGAGGAGGTGAGGCAGCCGAATACATGCATGAAAGGCGCTAAGGGCTGTTTAGTGCCTCTCGAAGGAGCAAATCTGCACTGTCCAACACTACCGACTCGTTCAAATATCATTGAAAATTGACTTCCAAAAAGGTCCCCCGGAGGTTTTTCTGAGGACCCCGCGAAAAGGGGAGGGGGAGTCATTGCAGAGACCCCCCCCCATGCCCTTAAAGGGGATGAAAACCACTAATAGGGAGGATAGAGGCCATAAAATTGAGGTTAGAGGCCCTAAAAGTGGTCAAAATTAGCCTATTATTAGGCTGGAACAGGCTCATCTCTGTACTTTTTAGTGTACATTCCTGTGAAATCGAGACGAATAATGTCATCAATTGCTTGTTCAATGACCTGATTTATCTCATCGTCAGTCATTTCATTGGAAATGTGGCAAACACGAGCCAAATAACCACACGAATAGTAGCCTTTTTCAACGTCGAACAAGAACCAATGATCAAACTGAGTAAAAGGATCGTACGGATTGTCCTTTGTAGTGATTGCACACTCTCTATATTCCTGTTCATCCATTATGGTTTGCCTCCTTTCCTATAAGAGTTGACAGTAGACTCAGAAATATGCATAACTTCAGCAATTTGTGCAGCAGTTTTACCTTTACTTAGCATAGATTGAATACGATTCTGCTGGCCTTCAGTGAGTTTTACACCTTGTCTAGGTGTTGCATATGCACGAACTTTGTCCATATCAGCATAATTGAGAAGCCGTTTAAGACTAGTTGCAGGAATAGCGCCTGCCTGGATAGCAGCCCACTCTTTTTCCGATATATCGACTACATTGCGCTTAGCACCAAAACGAATTCGTCCATTAGCAAGAGCCTGATTGCTAATTTTTTTGATTTCTTTCTTTGTGAGCTCAGAATTTTCTTCTTTTCTGGCAAGAGTCACACTGCGAGCATAGTACTGAGCCATTCTTTCTCTAGGAGCATTAAGCTCAGATTTAAGAAGTTCATCTTTAAGATGTTTAACTTCGTCAGCATACTGCGCTTCAGCAGAACGATTGTATTTGATATCGCCAGATCTAAGAATTTCTTTACGAGCTTCATTTGCCATAGCACGAAGTTGGTCAGAATACAAGGCATAGGCAGCTTCTTTAGGGTTGGTTCTAAAGATGTCTTCCATATTCTTAGGGGGGTTCTTGCTATTTACTACGGACACGAGCTCGAAAGCACTGTCTTTAGTGGAAAGAAGCGGAACTTCCATTTCACGAATATGCTGTTTTCCATCTTTGCCAGTATACATTTGAGGTTTAAGCTGCTTTTCTGTATATACCAGCTTGCCAGTCTCAGGATCAATATGCGGGGTGCCTGTAGGTTTAGTTACCCTATAGGGGGATTTAGCCCTTGTGAAGAGGGTAGAGGCACCATAACTAGGATCGTCTTCATCAATAGACGCCTGGTCGTCATAATGTTCCTGATACTTCTTTCTGAGATAGGCAATACGATTATCTTTCTCAGAAGCCTGCCAATCCAGATGATGCTTTTCAGCATCGATAACAACCATTGAATGCTTTACAGCAAGAGCCAGGTCAGAATCAGGAGCACCTTTAGCTGTCATATCAGCAATAAGGTTACTGACTTTGCCCATTTCGAGCTGAGTCCGTTTCATTGGTTTAAATTCGACGCCATTACGAATATAATGATCAACATCCCTAGTATGCTCTTTACCGTCTTTACCAATATAAGTCTCAGTAGTGCGATAAGTTTCAGTATATCCGTAAACGTCTTTGCCTTCGAAACCTTCAAGATCTTTCAAAGGCGGTTTATTAGCAATCTTAGTATCTGAATATCTTGGATCGTTGCACGGAATACACATTACTGTATCGCCGTCAAAATCAGCGCCAGACAGAATATCAGCGATATGCTTGTTCACACAGATAGCATCCATTGCAACGCCATTTTCATCGCCAAAGCGTTTAATGGCTTCAGGATTTTTGTTATTAACCTTGAGAATCGGGATTTCGAACAAGCCAGCATGTGGATATCTTATAAGTGCAATGGTTTCACCATCCTGAAAGTTGGGAGCATAAACCTCATTATCTTTCAGGGTGGGCAACGGCAATATCACTTGGTATTTCTGTCTTGGAAGCTTGGCAGCCGTGAGATGAATAGAATCAGAATCACAGCCATTAGCAAAGTCTTCGAGCAACTTCTTCTTAACCGTAGGATTGGTTAAGGATATCAGTTCCTCATATTCTTTTTTCTTAGCTGCAATAGATTTACCGAGCTGTTTCTCAATCAGTTCTTTTGGCTGCTTGGCAAGGAACTGCGAAGGAACAGTATCATCCCAATCTTCCCAGTCGCCTTCCTGTCTCGTCTTATTTATCAATCCAAGCTTCTCTTTGCCATCTTTATCAATATAAGTGTATTGGCCACCATTTTCCCTAAGAAGGGCACCAAACGGATTATCAGGATCGCTCTTAATTTTCTTAAGAACAATATCAGCCTGGGCTCTGGTCTTATTGGTATTGAATATCACGTCAATACCTTCCGGCATTTCCTCAGATGCGTAATGAGCCATACCTTTGAGGTATTTGCCATCCTGGGTCATGATTCGAACCTGAGCATAATGACTGCCCTTAAGATCCAAATCAGGAACATTACGACGGATCTCAATGGTTCCATCACGTTCAATGCCAGTGTGACCATCAGGAGCAATATCATCACGATATCTGATCATAATGCGTTTGGGATCGATAGCTGCAGGATACTGCCATTTCTTAGTGAAGACCTCTTGGCCATCAGGACCTTCACGGACAATATAATCAGCAACAGACTGAATCTTTTCAGGATGCTGATATAAGTCGCTCCACTGAACATCACTATTTGGATCGCCAAGAGCTTTAATGGTAGTCTGCTTACCGGGGTTCGTAGCCTGAGGAACACGACCACCATAAATCGGATATCCTTTGTCCTGAAGAATAGATAATGCTTCGTTGAGCTTTTCCTTGGAACATCCGAGCTCCTTCTCAACGCCTGCGCCAACGTCTATAAGTTTGCGTTCCTTGACAAGCTTCTCAAGACCATCAGCAATAATCTGAGACTTTTCAGCTCTCTGACGACTTTCTGGATTAAGCCAGGATCTCAGAGTAGACTCGTTAACACCAAATTTATCAGCGACAGCCTGCTGAGTCATGCCCGATTTAAGCATGGCATCAATTTCCTTGTTTCTGCCAACTCTGTAAACTGACAGGGCCTTGGAATATTGCTTCTTAAGATCACTGGCCTTACTGCATCCGACTATCTTAGCAATATCATCCTGGCTGAGCTCAGGATGCTGTTTGCGAGCACGTTTAACACGAGTAATAAAGTCACCAGCATGCTGATACGGATTGACATTATCAGGATTTCGTTTCCACGTTCCGGATCCAGGTCCTGGAGGATTCTGTTCAGGCCCGACACCATAATGCATCAGAAACGCATCAATGACATCAATATCATCGTCGACGCCCTCAAGCAGCAGAGGATCGCCGCTGAAATGCAATATCATTTCTTTAGTTACGGAGTTCATACACATCAACCCTCTACTTCTTTAATTTTATTGATGAGTTTGTCGAACGTTACAATCTTATCGATGATCGGTAGAATATCAGTGGCTTGAGGCTGAAGAATGGCAATATCGTCATTCTGGTAGATCCTAAGCTCCATACCGATCAGACCAGGTTTAACCTTGTACTCCAAACAGAAAAGAGCAGCATATATCATCAGCTGCTCCATATGAGTTGGCGTTGCACCAGTCTTAAGATCATGGATTCTGAGGAAATCGTCTTTAAATATAATTGAGTCTGCTGTGCCATAACAGTTGTCTGAGTAGTACAGCACCTGCTCGGGGACCATCTTGAAGCCAATTGCGTCATTCACATACATGTTGAGAGTCTTGTGACTCTTTGGAAGACGCTGGCCAAGTTTAATACACTGTGCAGCAAAGCTATGAAGCTCTGTGCCTTTCTGAGCTGCCAGAAAACTATTGTAGCTTGCGATGAGTTTCTCTTCGTCGTAGTTTATCCAATGGAATTTACTGGCACCAAGAAAAGCATGACTGCCTTCAAGGTTGTAATGTTTGTTGAATTGCATGCGCTAGGTCCTTTCTTGCAGCGAAAGGAAATATCAATAATATTTAGTCATGTTATTTTTCTTATAGGCTTCTTTACGCCATTTATCATAATATTTGACAAGGCCACGTTCTATATCAGAAAGCTGAGTTTCCGTCCAACCGGGTTCAACAGACAACATACCGTATTCAATATTTCTATTAAACAATTCCTGACTAGCAATGGCACCAAGTCTATCATTAACGGTATATGGCATCCCATATTCTTTAGTTAAATCCTTGAGCTGAAGCTGACCAAAACCAGATGTGAATTCTTTAACATATTCTGTGCAGTTTTTGCTCATCTGATCGTACGTAGCATTAGAACGATCGACCAACGACTTTAACGTAGCTTCTATTTGATCTTTATTAGCCAAATACCATTGGCCATAACCGGTGAAAAGAAAACCACGTTCCTCACTAGTCATGGTCCAGCTATCAACATAGCCATTAACAGAATATTCATTATCAAACAAGTCAGTTTTGGATTTAACTTCTTCTGCTCCATTAACATGCAGGCCCTCAAACCGCCCCTCACTATAGTATTTCTCAGCAGCTTGAATAGCTTTGTTAACGAACTCATCTTTTTCTTTCTGCGAGAGTTTGTTATAGCCATCGGTCACTAATCGTGCACGCTCAAGATTTTCATCTCGTTGAGCTGTGAATGCGGTTCGACTATCTTGTCTTAATTTAGATAGTACATGCTGCATTGGAAGGCTTGATGCAAGATCTTTAAAATTTTCGGCAGAATCCTTGGCAACAGCTTTCCGATAAAACTCTACAGCTGCCCTGCCTTTGCCACCAGCATAAATAGAACGATAACGTTCTTTACCCGCCTCAGTAAGCGTTCCGTCGGGATTCTGAAAACGCCTAATTCCCCACTTCATGCCTAGGATTCCATGATGAGCAAGGTAATCATCGATGGCATCATCATCAAGACAACTATGTTTGAGGTAGAGTCTCACAGCAGACTCATCGCACATTTCCGAAAAAGTCTGAGAGCTCATTCAGAACCTCCTCCTTATTCTCAGGATAAATAAAACGGCTAAAAGACATACCGTTCATTTGTGAAACATAATAGTCCTGGTTAGGACGATGCGAGGCGTCTTTGGACTTCTTGTCTTCAAGTGTAGCCCATTTGCTTCCGCGCAATATCAGTAGATCTGGAATGCCCTGGATGTGACCGGAATCCATCTTGGTGACGATGCAAGGATCAAAGCGTGTGTGAAGCTCTTTAATGAGCTTAGCCTGAAACACTCGTTCATTTTGAGCCATGACCCGAATCACCTCCAAAAACACTCAAAATATCATTGACAAACGAAAAAGAGAAAGTCGCCGAATAGGTTCTTTTCTCTTCATAATAGAGATTGCAAAAATCGCGGAAGAAATGGCATGAAAAAGGACAAAAATGACAAAAGAAAGAGCCACTGCACGAATATCAGCACAATGACTCTTCTTTTTGCTCTCAGCCGCTCTTAACTCAAACCAAATTTAAATCATCGGTCCATCAGGATCATCAAAGGCATCGAAGAA